GATGGTCTATCCGCTGCACCGGCTGGTGCGCGCGGTACTTCCGCAGATGCTCGCGCGACAGCGCGGCAAGATCGTGGTGATGGGCAGCGCCTCGGCGTTGAAGGGCATGCCGAACTACAGCGCCTATGGTTCGGCCAGAGGCGCACAACTCGCCTATGTCCAGGATGTCGGCGTCGAGGTCGCGTCCTACAACGTGCAGGTCAACGCCATCGCGCAGACCTTTGTCGAAAACCCGACCTACTTCCCGCCAAGTTATCAGGCGACGCCGGAGTTCAAGGAGCGGATCAAGGGCGCGCCGCTGGGTCGGCTCGCCCATGGTTGGGAATCGGCCGCGCTGGCGCTGTTCCTCGCCGGCGACGAGAGCGATTTCTTCGTCGGTCAGACATTTCCGTTCTCCGGCGGCTGGGTGACGCGGTGAGCGCGCCCCATGATCGCTCGTCCCCGGAGAGCGGGTGGAACCACCGCTTCGCGGCGGTCAACGGCGTCGACATGCATCATGTCCGCGAGGGCCAGGGACGCCCGCTGATTCTGCTGCACGGCTGGCCAGAATTCTGGTGGGGCTGGAGCCGCAACATCCCTGTGCTGGCGCACGATTTCGATGTGATCGCACCCGACTTTCGCGGCTTCGGCGACACCCGCGAGACCGCCTCCACGCCCGCCGGCCCCGACACCCATGCCAGGGACATTCTGGCCTTGGCAGATGAGCTTGGCCTCGCGCGCTTCGGCGTGGTCGCCCATGACGTGGGCGCCTCTGTGGCGCAACAGCTTGCGCGCCTCGCGCCCGAGCGCCTGACCGGCCTGTTCATCTTCAACGCGCCCTATCCTGGCATCGGCCGGCGCTGGGTGGACGCAGAGCATGTGAAGGAAATTTGGTACCAGTCATTCAATCAGCAGCCGCACGCGCCCGCCCTCGTCGGCCACAGCCGCGACACCTGCCGCATCTATTTAGAGGGCATGCTGCGCCATTGGTCCCATTCCCCCACCGTTTTCGACAGCGAGATCGCGCATTTCGTGGACAACTTCATGAAGCCTGGGAATCTAGAAGGTGGTTTCGCGTGGTACCACGCCACCCACGCCGCCCGCATGGCGCTGGTGCGCGACGGTGCGCCTCAATTGCCTCGGATCGAGACGCCAAGCCGGTTCTTCTGGGGCAGGCATGATCCGGTGATTCCGTGCAGCTGGATGGACCGACTGCCCGATTACTTTGCGAATCCCGAGCTTGAGATCGCTGAGGAGGCCGGCCATTTCGTTCATTGGGAAACGCCAAAAGCCGCGAATGAGCGCATTCTGGCGTTCTTTGGCAATATGAGGTGAAAGGGCTTCATGTCGTAGTTCCCTGAATGGCTTTGAAGGACAAACAAAAATTGTCAGCAGGCTGACTTCATCTCCCTCCAGATCGCCGACACCTTCCGGCGCACGGTGCGCTCGTCGGGCGGCGGGAAAGCCTCTCGGCCCGCGAACCAATCCATCATATCGCTCACAAGCTCGCCCTGGCTGACCGGCATGCCGTGATCGTGCACGCGCCGGGCGATGGCGCCAGCGAAGGCGTCCCAATCGTGCTTGGGCGGCGCGCCCGGCCCGGCGGCGCGCTTTGCTTGTGTTGATGCCTTCGGGCCGCTCTCGGCCGCACCCGCGTCGAACAATCCCCAGGCGCGTTCGCAACGTTCAAACTCCTTGCGCAGGATGATCACGTCGGCAGAGGTGACAGCGACACCATCGACCGGGCGCGCAATCCACTCCCACTCCGTCTTCTTTGAACGGCGGAAGCGTCGCACCAGCGCCGGCTTGCGCGATGCACCGTCACGCCGGAACAAGGCGACCACGTCCGCGCCGTCGATCTCCACGATCCCGGAGGCGATCTGCTTGTCGGTCGTCTCGACGGCAGGCAGCACGGCGGAGAGCGCAATCTCGCCGTCGATCGCCCAGCCCGCGATGTCGAGGGCTGGAACCTGCCAGCGGATCGCAGTGTCGGTAACGGTCAGGAAGGAACGGGGCGGTGCTGGCATCGGATCGAACTCGTCAGTGGTTCATGGTCATCATTTGCTGTTGGAATTCCTTGCGTCGCGGCTGCGTCGATAGAGCGTCACCACGGCTTTGATGTCGCCGCGAAGATCGGGCGGCAGGCGCCCGGCTTCGCAGAAGAGATCGTCGAGCTTCACTTCAAGGATGGCGGCGACGCGCTCAACGAGATCGTCGCGCGGCGGGTTTTCCTGTTCGCGCTCGACGCGGCTCCAATAGGCGGGCGAGACGCCGAGACGCTCGGCGAACTCGTTCAGGCCGAAGCCCTTGTCATTGCGGTGAAAGCGGACGGTTTGACCGAAGGCCATCAGATCGCACTCCTGGTTTCAAAACTCCGCCCGATGAAACCGCCCTTCGCCAACCGCACCGACATGAAGGCGGCGGTCACGCCGAAGGCTTCGGCGAGTTCATCGACCAGCAGGCCGAGTGTGCCTTCGCTCGGATCGAGATCGACGAAGGGAACGGAGCGGCCATCGGGCGCCGCGCGCCAGCGGAACGGCAGATCAAGGGCGCTTGCGTGCTTCGGCAGCACGCGCGCCAGCTTGTCGGCCGGAACCAGAAATGCGCCCATGAACTCGTCGGCCCGCCATTCGACCCAATCAATCGGCGCGCCGGGCCTGGCGATGGCGGGCGCAACCGATGTTCGGAACGTCCGCCGGATATTGCCGCCCATCGCCGCCGGCATGTCGAAGATGGCGTGCGCGAACTCATGCGCGGCGGTCGACCGGATCACCTCCGGCTGATGAGCCAGCAGACTGGCGTTGACGCTGATCATCACGGTGTCGGGCAGTTCGGGATCGTTCTCGCAAACGCCGAGCGCCTCGTGGCCGTTCTCGTCGTGGATCGGTCGATCGAGGCCCCAGGACAGGGTGATCGGCTTGCCGTTGACCACAAGGCGCGCCGTCTTTGCGATCAGCGCCGCCACATCGACCGGCCTTGGTTGAATCCCGAACAGGCGGCTGCGGATATCGCTGGCGATACTCGCGATCTTCTGGGCGCTCAAGCGATGGGGATCGCCCGCAGCCGTGCTTGGATATGCGATGGCCAGAACCATCTCCGCCTCCTTTCATAACCCGATTGGTCAACAGTCAGTTCTTGATATGTTCTTTCTGCTCCGGAGTCGAGTCGATTTTTCGGCGCCAGCGCTTTCGCGTTGTGGATTGGTACGAGGGACCACGCCGCCTCCGACGGTGGACTGAAGCGGCCAAAACACGCTTGCGGTTGTTTATGCCCGTGTTTCCGCCCGTATTCGGCCCGTCTTTGTGCCCTCGCTCTGTTGTTTCTGCCCCGTTTGCGCCCGTTTCAACCCTGCCTGACGCCGGCCCGCCGTGGTCCCTTTGCGGTCATCGGAACCGCAAGGACACAAGGAAACGGGCATGGACGATCAAGTTAACGCGCAACGAAACGGAGCTGCATCTGCCGAACTGATGCAAGGCTGGATGGGGCGGCGCGAGGTCGCCGAAGCGCTGGGAATCTCGACCGCGACCTTGCAACGCTGGCAGACCCGCCGGATCGGCCCGCCCTGCGTCCGGATCGGCCGCCGCGTCTTCTATCGCGCCGATGCCTTCCGCGAATGGATGATCTCCCAGGAACGCGGGCCGGTGATCTCGAAGCGCACGGGGTCCGCCCGATGATCGCGCCCTTGGATGTTGCCGAGCGGCTTGAAGCCCGCGCGCTCGCCGCCAATGCCGTCCGCGCCGCCTTCTATGAGCGCTTCGGCGAACACCCTTCCGCTGAAGATCGCCTGTGGCAGATCGATCCGATCGCCCGGCTGGATTTCGTCGGCGATGTCGAACTCAAGCTCGGCGTGGCCTTCCGCGACGAGGATGTCGAGTTCCTCGAAACCCCGTCCGATCTGATCGACCGCGGCGCCGAGATCCTGATCCGTGGGGGCGTGCGATGAGCAACCCCTTCGAACGGCACGGTATCGGCCATCTCTCCGCTTCATCGCTCAATCTCTGGGCGGCGGAACCTGCGCTCTGGATCATGGAACGCCTGCTTGGGCGGCGCTCGCCCTCCGGCATTCCCGCTGCGCGCGGCAAGGCGGTCGAGGCCGGCGTCAATATCGGCCTGCACGATCCAGCGCTTTCCGTTGAGGCCTGCATCGCGGAAGCGGAAAGCGCCTTTGATCGCGAGACGGCGCTCAATCCCGATCCGCGTCGCGATGAGGAACGCAAGAAACTGCCGGGCTATGTCCGCGGCGCACTCGCCGAACTCCGGCAATATGGTCTGCCCGATGCCGATGGCTATCAGGGCAAGGTCGAAATCCGCCTGGACGATATCGCCGTTCCGGTGATCGGATTCGTCGATTGGCGTTTCTCGGCCCATGGCCTGATCGTCGATCTCAAGACCACCGAACGATTGCCTTCGGCGATCGGCGCGAGCCACGGGCGCCAGGGCGCGGTCTATGCCACCGCCCATGGCAATTTCGGGATGCGCTTTGCCTACGCCAAGCCCGCTCCGGCCAAGGGCGATGGGCGGCAGGTCCAGGTTCTCGAAATGTCAGGCGATGACGTGCGCGGCCATCTGGCGGCGCTTCGGCTGATCGCCCTCTCGCTCGGGCGATTCCTCGCCCTCTCCCATGACGCCCGCGAGCTCGCGGGTCTCATCGTCCCGGACTTCGACAGTTTCTACTGGTCGGACCCATCCGTTCGCGCGGCTGGCCGGGATGTCTTCGGGTTCTGAACCCTCAACCGCTCAAGGCTCAACGCTCAAGGAGACGAACAATGGCACTCAATATCGGCGCTTCCGGCATCATCCGCCCCTACGTCAAATACAACGCTAAATCGGACAAGTGGTTTATCCGCGCGGAGGGCGGCGGCGATCTTGAAATCGCCCGTCCCACCTTCCTGCTCGATCTCGCCAACATCCGCACCGGCTGGCTGCGCTTTCAGGAAGGCCAGGCGCCGGAACGGCTGATCGATCCTGCGCTGGATAAGGTCGCGCCCACTCCCGGCGAGGGCTTCAAGCGCGGCTTCGTGGTGATGGCCTTCTCGCCGAAGTTCTTCGGCGGCGCCGTCGAAATGGCATCGGCTTCGATCCACGTCTCGAATGCGATCCGCGATGTCTACGCGGTGTTCGAGGAAAAGGCCGGGCGCACGGAGAACCGCGGCAAGGTGCCGGTGATCGCCTGCACCGGCGCGGACGCCATGAAGGACAAATACGGCACCAACTACCGGCCGAAGCTCGAACTGACGAAGTGGGTCGATCGCCCGGCGGAATTCCCGGACGCCTCGGCGGTCGAAGAGAGCGAGGTCTGGAAAGGCAACGCCGCAGCAGCGTCGAAGCCCGCGCCCGCTGGCCATGTGCCGCCGCCCGCCGCGAAGCCTGCGCCACAACCCGTCTACGAGACCGACTTCTGAACGCGCACCGCCCGCGCCGAGAACCGGCGCGGGCAATCGCTCTGCCATCCACCAATCCCTTCAACACGTGGGCGATCACGCCATGCCTCTGCGCGCCTACTACAACGAGATCGATCCGTTCGCCGTCGCCGTTCTGAAGCGCCGGATCGCCGACGGATCGTTGCCGCCAGGGGACGTTGACGACCGTGACATCCGAACAGTTCAAGCTGCCGATCTTCGGGGATACGCCCAAGTCCATCTCTTCGCCGGGATCGGCGGCTTCGGCCTTGCCGTCCGCCTCGCAGGCTGGCCCGACGACCGCCCGCTCTGGACCGGCGGCTACCCGTGCCAGCCGTTCTCGGTCGCAGGCGTCCGGCGCGGAATGTCGGATGATCGCTACCTCTGGCCGGAATGCGCTCGCCTCCTCGGGGCTCTCGAAGAAAGACCCGCTTGGTGCCTGTTCGAAAACGTTGATGGTCATCGCGATCTGGGGCTCGATCGAACGCTCTTTGATCTGGAAGCCCTGGGCTACGCCGGGCGGCCGTTTTGGATTCCGGCTTGCGCCGTCGGCGCGCCCCATGACCGCATGCGGGTCTGGATCGTCGCCAAAGGGCTGGACGACGCCGCAGGCACACGATGCGCAGGGCCGGGGCGATCCGAAGCGGTGGCGGAGGTTTGGCGGGAAACATGGCGGGGCGAACCTGCCGGACGAGGTGGCGATGGCCGTATCGCCGTGGCCGACGCCGAGGGCGAACGAAAGCACCGGAGCGCAACCGCCGCCCGGACGGCAGGGAGGTCCGGCGCTGAAAACGCTCGCGCTGTCGGCGCCTTGGCCGACGCCCCGGGTTTGCTCAGGCGAGCGGTCGTCGGGGATGAACCGGACGGAGATGTATCGGGCGGGACCGGCGAACTGGCCGACGCCGGGGACGGACAGCTTTCGCAGCCGCAGCGGCGAGCGCAAAGACGAGATGGGGCTCGATCAACTGGCGCGGCGCTCGGCGGTGGCTCCGTGGTCAACGCCGACACAGAACGATTCCGCGAACCTGGGAGCGCCGAGCCAGTTCAGCAGGAACAGCCAGGCGCTGAACGTGCAGGCCAAAGCGAACTGGTCAACGCCCCGCGCGACGGACGGAGCAAAGGGCGGGCCGAACCAGGCGTTTGGGGCGGGCGGTCAACCGTTGCCTGCGCAAGCGGCGCAGACAGCGATCCGTGGGGACATGCCGTCTGGGTCGAATGCGCCGACGGAAAACTCCGGCGCACTGAACCCGGCTTGGGTTTGCTGGCTCATGGGATATCCGAACGGGTGGCTCGACTAAGGGCGCTCGGCAACGCGATCGTTCCGCAAGTCGCCGCGCAAATCCTTAGTGCCATCATCGCCTCCGAGGCCCGCCCATGAGCGAGGCCTCAACCATTCAGCCCGATCCCACTGCGATGCTCCGCCATGTCGAACTGGTGTTCGGCGGCGGCTTCGACGGTGCGCTCGATGGGCTCGTCGAACTGGCGTGGACCGATCCGGCGACCGGCTCGCTTCGCAACGCGCAGATGTTCGGCACCGATCAGCTCGAAGAACTGGTCGAGCGTGCCGCTGAACTGAACCGCACCGAGCGCTGCAACGTCTATGTCGGCGCCGCGCTCCGCAAACCGGGCACCGCGCTGGCGAAGCGCACGGCTGATTCCGATTTCCATTCCGCGCCCTTCGCCTGGGCCGATATCGATGATGATCGCGTCGAAGCGGCCATCAAAGCGGCGAAGGCGGCAGGTGTTCCGGCGACCATGACCGTTGTCACCGGTCGCCATCCCCACATGCGCGCGCAATTCTGGTGGCGGCTTGTAGACGCCGAACGGGATGGCGCGGCAATCAAGGCGCTTTGCTCCAGCATCGGCCTCGCGCTCGGCGGCGACAGCACCGTCTCGAACCCGGGCCGCGTGCTGCGCCTCGGCGGATCGATTGCCTGGCCGCTAAAGCCGGGCCGCGTTGTCGAATCTACCGAAGTCCATATCCCCGAAGATGATCGCCCTCCGGCCTATTGGGCGTCGGCGCTCGCGCAGGCCTTCGCCGCGCCCGCGCCGCTCCTCCAGACCGTTCCGGCAACTTCAGAGCCGTCTGCGCCCTCAATAGCGCCTTCGACGCCGAAGCCGCTCGAACTGCCAATAGGCAGTCTGTCGGTAGAGGCGACGCTGGCCGCGATCCAGCGCAACGATCACTGGCACCAGAACGCCGTTCGCCTCGTCGGCAACTGGGTGGCGCGCGGATTGTCGAACGCCGAGATCCTGGCATTCGCGCCCGCCTTGACCATCGGCAACGGGCCGGACGGGCGAAGCTATACGGTCGATCAGACGTGCCTTCAACTCAACTCGATGATCACGGGCGCACGGCGCAAGTGGAACCTGCCAAACCCGGTCGTGACGATCGAGGACAAGCTTCCGCCACCGCCGATCGAGATCGAATGGGAGGATGGCGCAAGCGCCGCGATGATCCCGCGCCGCCGCTGGCTGGTCGGCTCCTTCGCGATCCGCGGCCATCTGACCGTGCTCGTAGCGCCGCCCGGCGCGGGCAAATCCACGCTCGGCATTGCACTGGCGGTGGCCGGTGTCACGGGTCGCGGCGAGATCGTCGGCGAAACCGTTCACGAGACCATCAAGGCATGGGTCTGGAACAACGAGGACGACCGCAACGAACTGCGCCGCCGCCTGGCTGCGATCATGCAGCAATGGAACGTCGCGCCTGCTGATCTGCGTGGCAAGCTTGGTCTCAACTCCGGCTCGGAGCGCCCTCTCGTCATCGCGAAGGCGACCAAGGACGGCGCGGTGGTGCGCCTGCCGGATATCGAGGCCATCATCGAGCGCGTGCAGACCGAAGGCATCGGCCTCCTCATCGTCGATCCCTTCGTCGAGACCCACGAGGTCGACGAAAACAACAACGCCCAGATCAAGGCCGTCGCCGCCATGTGGCGCGAAGTGGCCCGGCGCGGCGATTGCGCGGTCGTCATCGTCCACCACACCGGCAAGCCGCCATCGGCTTCGCCCGATGCGTGGACGGGATCGCTGTCTGCCTCGCGTGGCGCGTCGTCGCTCGGCGGTGTCGCGCGGATCATGCGCACGCTCTTCGCCATGTCGCAGAGCGACGCCGACAAGTTCGGTCTTGAAGCGGACGAGCGCCGCCTGTGGGTGCGCCTTGATGATGCAAAGGCGAACCTGTCGCTCGCGTCCGGTTCCGCGCGCTGGTTCAAGCGCGTGTCGATCATCATCGCCAATGGCGAGGAAGTCGGCGCGCTGGTGCCCGGTGATCCGAATGAGCGCGCCCCACAACAGGACCGCTCAACCGAGATCGAAAGCGCGCTGTTCGAAGCGATCCGAACCGCCTGGAACGGAGGCTCGCCGCTCTCCGAACAACCCCGGGCGAAGGATCGCTATGCGCCGGGGATCGTCGGAAAGGCGCTGCGCGTCGCCGCCGAATCCGTCGCGGACGTGCTGGCCCGCCTGATGGGCGGTGGAGCGATCGAACGGACGCTCTTCGACGCCAAAACCAAGACCTACGGCCTGCGGATCGTCCCTCTGGACGAGCGCGATATGCGCTCCGACCAGCGCCGAAATCATGAACCTGCGGAGGAGTTCGAATGACTGCAACATGCTGGCGGAGACGCGGCGGAGACATCCGCCAAGCCCTTGATTTCATTGGAGGCGGAAACGTCGCGGAGACGCGGAAACGTCCCGCTAACCCATTGATTTCAAAGCGGAGACGGAAACGGAGACAGGCCAGTATCCCCTTCGGGGATACCGCGCACGCGCGCACGCGAGGGCGTGCCGCGCCGCGCTTCCAGCGGAGGGCGCTGGCATGACCGCCGCTCTGAACCCAATGCCCGCCGCCGATCTGGCAAAGGCCTCGCTCGATCGCCTCGATGCGGTGGCCTCAGTCATGGAACGCAAGTGGGGAATTGATCGCCTCCCGAAGCTTGTCGATGCGCCGCTCGTCGTTCGGTTTCGACGCCAAGCCGAACGTCTCGACGAGGCGATCCGTTCGGATGTTTCGGCCGCGGTCTCGGCCCAGGCCGAAGCCATGCTGCGGGCGTGGAATGCGCTCGATGCGGCTGCGATCACCGGCGGCTGGAAACCGTTGGCGCCCACGATCTGGGAAACCGTGCTGCCCGAAACCGGCGAGGTGATCACCATCGTGCGCGATTCCGACGAGGCCTTCGCGTTGGGACACGAACGCAAGGGCGCGGTCTGGACGCTCGCCGAAGTGGCGATTGCGATCGAAGCCTTCGGCGACACGGTGCGCGCGACGAAAGAGGCCTTCCCCGGCGCCGAAGTCACCGCAGTTCGGCCCGCAGGCACAACCGCCAAACTTGCGATCGGTTCTGCCGCGCCTGTCGTGGCCACAGAACGCGAGACGAAGCCTGCCCGCAAACTGCCTGCCCGCAATCGCCGAAGCCGTTCTGTCGGCTTCGCTGGGCTTTACGCGCCGCTGCTCGATTCCCGCCCCGAAACACCATCCACCAAGCCGCCGATCGATTGGGAACGCGGCGACGACATCCCGTTCTAGCTCAGGAGGAACCCATGCTTGCCCTCGCCTTTGAAAACCCTGCCATTCCGCCGGCGCCCGCCGTGACGCCGCCGCCATCGCGAACGATCCTCGCGCTTGACCTTGGCACGCGAACCGGATGGGCCGTGCTGCCGCGCTCGGGCCGGATCGCTTCGGGCGTGACCGAATTCCGTCCCGGCCGCTTCGAAGGCGCGGGCATGGCGTTCCTGCGCTTCGAGAAGTTCCTCGCCGATCTCAACCGCGATGCTGGCCCGTTCGACGCCGTGGTGTTCGAGGAAGTCCGGGCGCACGCCGGCACTCTAGCCGCGCAGGTCTACGGCGGCTTCCTCGCCCATCTCACCGCGTGGTGCGAGCGCAAGGCCGCGCCCTATCTCGGCGTGCCCGTGGCCACGATCAAGCGCCACGCCACCGGCAAGGGCAACGCGCCGAAGGAGGACGTGATCCGCGCCGTGCGGGCACAAGGCTTCCTGCCCAAGGACGACAACGAGGCCGATGCTCTGGCCCTTCTCGCCTGGGCCATCGCCAATGAGATCGGAGGCGCACAATGAGCAAGCGCCTGTCTGGACCGCTGTCGCCGAACGAAATCGAGGACCGCTTCGAGGAGGCGGCGCGCACCCTGCGCCGCCTGCCTGACGACAAGCCGCAGGGCTACTTCAACGTCTGGCCGCCGATCGTGCGAACGACGTGGGAGATCATGGCCATGGAACGTCAGCCCATGAAGGTCTGGGCGACGCCGCAATCCATCGACCGCATGGACGAATGCTTCGCCTGGCTATTCTGGCTCGAACCCGACGAGGCGCGGATCGTGTGGCTGCGTGCCGAAGGGATGCGGTGGAAGCCGATCTGCCGAAGGCTGGGCGTGAGCAGGGCGACAGCCTGGCGCTGGTGGGCGACCGCGCTGATCAAGATCAGCCATCGCCTGAAGGCCGACGACAAGCCGCGCACGTCCAAGCCGAGAAAACAGGCCTCATGAACCACGCCCCTTCGCGCGCGCGTAGGGACGACTTGAACGCGCATGCGACGACGTGGGGGCGGCTTACACCAGCGCTGAACAGGCGCGCATTGACGCCAGTTCGTCGAACTTCGAGCGAGACAAATTCAGAGGTTTTCGCGATATTTGTTGGCATGATCGCGAGAGGTGCAGGCATCAACACCACGATCCCGCGCACCCTCGCATTCGAACTCTAATCCCGACGACAACGCGCATTCGACGCGCGCATGCGGCGCGAAACCGCCGATCCCCGCCCCTTTTAGGTTCTTCCCGGCCCTCAACGTATGCGGGCGGCGGCAGCGCGATCTTTTGCTAGCGGCAGGTTCGCGAACCGGGTTCGCACCCCGCCCTTGAGGTTCGCGGGTTCGCACTTGGGTTCGCATTCAACGGAGACACAATGCTCACGATCGAGACCCGCCCGATTGCGCGGCTGATCCCCTATGTCCGCAACGCGCGGACCCATTCGGGCGATCAGATTGCGCAGATCGCGGGCTCGATCGCCGAGTTCGGCTTCGTGAACCCCGTGCTGATCGGCGCCGACGATGTGATCATCGCCGGCCACGGGCGCGTTCTCGCCGCCGAGAAGCTTGGGCTCGCCGAAGTGCCCGTGATCGTGCTTTCGCATCTTTCGGAATCGCAGCGCCGGGCGCTGGTGATCGCCGACAACCGGATCGCGGAAAATGCGGGCTGGGATGAGGCCATGCTCAAGGCCGAAATCGCCGCCCTGCACGAAGACGCCTTCGATCTCGATCTGCTGGGCTTCGCCGAGGAAGAACTCGGCCGTCTGCTCGATGGCCTTGACGCCGATGCCGGCGGCTCTGGCACGGCGGACGGCGAGCCGTCTTCCGATTCCTCGACCGAAACTCAACGCGCGACCCTTGCCGAGCGCTTCGGCATTCCGCCGTTCTCGGTGCTCGATGCCCGCAAGGGCTGGTGGCAGGATCGCAAGCGCGCCTGGATCGATCTTGGCATCCGCTCCGAACTCGGGCGCGGCGAAGGCGCGACTTATGGCGTCGCCGACGGCGTGACCGAGCCCGGCCTCAACCACTATCGCAACCGGAACAATGCGGCGCCAGGCGGCTCACCCCGCCCGCTGGATCGTGGCTGGACCGGTAAGAAGGACAAACCCGCCCATGGCTAAGGGTCTCGCCCGCACATTCGGCCAGGATTTGATGCGGGGCGAGCATGAGGTCGGCGCGACCACCAACGGCGGCGTGCTGATGCCGTCGCACACGTCGGGTGATCCCGGCTTCTATGCGAAGAAGCGGGCTCGCGAGGCCGAGATCGGTCGCGAGCTGACGACGGAAGAATTCCTCGCCGACCACTATGAGGCGTCCGATGCGCCGACCGCTTCCGGCACGTCGATCTTCGATCCGGTCTTGTGCGAAATCGCCTATCGTTGGTTCTGCCCGCAAGGCGGAACCGTGCTTGATCCCTTCGCGGGCGGCTCGGTGCGCGGCATCGTCGCCTCGCGCCTCGGGCGTCGCTATGTTGGGATCGAACTCCGGCCCGAACAGGTGGAGGCGAACCGCGCGCAGGTCGCCATTGCAACCGACCCGGCACCGGAATGGCGCGTCGGCGATGCGCGCGAGCTCGGCATAATGGCTGCGGATGTCTCGGCGGACCTGATCTTCTCCTGCCCGCCTTATTGGAATCTCGAACGCTATTCCGACGATCCCGCCGATCTCTCCACCATGGACGAGGCCGCGTTCTTTGAGGCGCAGGCCGGGATCATCGCCGCCGCGGTCACCCAGCTGAAAGATGATCGCTTCGCGGTCTGGGTCGTTGGCGATGTTCGCGAAGCCGGTGGCTTCTACGTCAACCTGCCAGGCCGAACGGTTGAAGCCTTCGAGGCGGCGGGCGCACGATTCTATAACGAGGCGATCCTCGTGACCGCCGTAGGGTCGCTGCCGATTCGCACCGGTCGCCAGTTCACCGCCGCGCGCAAACTCGGGCGCACCCACCAAAGCGTTCTGGTCTTCATCAAAGGCGATCCAAGGCGCGCGACGGAAGCCTGCGGCGACGTGGAATTCGGCGAGATCGAGGAAGCGCTGCCGTGACCGCGCCAATTATTCGCGAGCATGGCGGCGTCTGGGTCGTTCGCGACGATCTCTTTCCGGGCGGCACGAAAGCGCGGTTCATGCCGATGCTGTTCGACGGCGTGGAGGAAGCCGTCTATGCCAGCCCGGCCGAAGGCGGCGCGCAGACCGCGCTCGCGACCGTCGCGAAGGATCTCGGCAAGCGCGCGACCATCTTTGTTGCAGCCCGCGCGAGGCTCCATCCGCGAACGCTGGAAGCGGCAAGGCTTGGCGCGAAGATAGTACCGGTTCGGCCCGGCTATCTCTCGGTCGTACAGGCCCGGGCCAATGACTATGCGAAAGCGAACGGCGCGCGGCTGGTGCCTTTCGGCGTCGATCTACCCGAAGCCATCACACGCCTTGCAGAAGCCGCACGCGCGACCAGGCTCGATCCCGATGAAGTCTGGTGCGCGGCTGGCTCTGGCGTGCTCGCCCGGGCGCTGGCGCAGGCATGGCCTCGTGCGAGTCGCCATGCCGTTCAGGTCGGGCGGGAACTTGCGCCGAAGGACGTGGCGGACGCCACGATCCATGTCTATCCGCGCCCGTTCGCGGATGTCGCGAAGGCGCTGGCGCCTTTTCCGTCCGATCCGCATTATGACGCGAAGGCGTGGGAGACAATGACGGCCCGGACAGGTCCGGGCCGTGTCGTGTTCTGGAATGTCGCCGGGCCTGCCCGGCCCTGATCAAGCAGCGGTGCGTTGCGCCTCGATGGAAATGATCGCCAGATCGCGATAGCGCGCCATCGCCTTCGGGCTTGTCGACACCGGGTTGATCTCGATGGCCTTGAGGCCTTCGACATCGCCCGCCTCCGCAAGCGCGACCAGCTTGGCGAGCTTGGCCCGAAACCGCGCATGGGTCGGCTTCGAGAAATCCGGCGGCGGGGGAAGCGCGCCTGCCTTCGCCTGCTCAACCAGCGCCTTGCGCTTGCCGCCCTTCGGCCCGCTCGGCCAGGACGCCGCGTTGGCTTGCGCGATCGGATGGCTGTCGGCGGTCAGTTCCGCCACCGGGATCGCCGGCTCTTGCTCCGCGTCGACCGCGGCATCGATCTTCTGGTTCCGCCGCAGGAAGGCCGGCGGCTCGAAGTCGTCGCCGGTCGGCGCGGTCTCGCCGGGCGCGACGGTTTCGGCCGGCTCCGCCGCGAGCTTGCGCCAGCCGAAGCGGCCGTCCTTTGTCTTATAGACCTCGAATTCATGGGGTTGCAGCCCCGAACGCATGGCTCCGCGCTTTGCGTTGAACTTCTTGTCGTAGGTCGTGGCTTCCGTGGTCATGGCCGTGTTCCTTCAGGATTGGGTTCAGTTCGAGGTGACGAGCGCCGAGCGCCCTTCCGCCGTGACGCCGTAGATCAGCGGCCGGCGGCTCGTTTCGTGCTCGGCCGAAAGGCGGCGGGCTTCGGCCTTTGCGCCGGCGAGCGTCGGCGCGGAGGCGGTCGCGTAGCGGCCGGTTCCGAGGAACAGGGCGACGTCGAAGCGAACGGCTTGTGCGAGGACCGCGGCATTGGCCGCGTCGGCCGGGTGGGATTTCTTTCGCGTTTTCATGAGCGATCTCCGTGGCTTACGGGACCGCAGACAGCCTCGACAGACGAACCGGAGCAACTCCTAAGTCGCTCAAATCGCTCATTATTTTTTGATCGGGAGCGCAGTCATGGGTCTGTCGCGGCGCGCCTATGCGCGCCATCGCGGCGTCTCCGACATGGCGGTTCGAAAGGCCATCGCCTCGGGCCGGATCGCGGTAGAGGACGACGGCACGATCGATCCTGACAAGGCGGATCGCGCCTGGGGATCGAGCTCCGATCCCGCTCAGGTTCGCCCCGTCTCCAAGACCCCGCCGCCGCGCGGGACGCCCCGACCGGTGCCGATGGCGGCAGTCGAAGCCGTCCGTGAAACCTTGCGCGAAAGCGGCGAGCCCGCGCCCGCCGCCGGCAACATGACCTTCGTCCAGGCACGCACCGCCAACGAGGTGATCAAGGCGCAGGAGCGCCGCATCCGCCTTGGCAAGCTCAAGGGCGATCTCGTTGATCGCTCGCGCGCTGTCTCAACGGTCTTTGCGCTCGCCAGGCGCGAACGCGACGCCTGGGTGCAATGGCCGGCGCGCGCAGCTGCCCTCATCGCCGCCGAATTGCAAATCGACCCTCACCGCTGCGAGCAGGTTCTCGAAGCCCATGTCCGACGCCATCTCGAAGAACTCAGCCAGATCGGCATCGAGCTTCGATGAGGGCTTCGACGGGCGCGCGGAGATCATCACCGCCTGGAGCCGTGGCCTTGCGCCCGATCCGGCGCTGACGGTTTCGGCGTGGGCGGATCGCTATCGCTTTCTGTCCTCGCGCGCCTCGTCCGAGGCGGGCCGCTATCGAACCGACCGGACGCCCTACATGCGCGGCGTCATGGATGCGCTCTCGCCCGGCAGTTCGGCCCGGCGGATCGTGTTCATGAAAGCGGCGCAGGTTGGCGCGACCGAGGCGGGGAACAACTGGATCGGCTATTGCATCCATCAGGCACCGGGACCGTTCCTTGGCGTTCAGCCGACGACCGATCTCGCCAAACGCCTGTCGCAACAGCGTATCGAGCCGCTGATCGACGAAAGCCCGGAATTGCGGGCGCTGATCCTGCCGTCGCGCTCGCGCGATAGCGGGAACACGGTGCTCGCCAAGAAATTCGCAGGCGGGCAGCTCGTGCTGACCGGCGCCAATTCCGCTGTTGGCCTGCGGTCGATGCCCGCCCGCTATGTGGTCCTCGTCGAAGTGGACGCCTATGAGGGCGATGTGGATGGCGAAGGCGATCCAGTCGCGCTCGCCATCGCCCGCACACGCACCTTCGGCCACCGCGCCAAGGTGTTTCTGGTCTCGACGCCGACGATAAAGGGCCTGTCGCGGATCGAGCGCGAATTCGAGGCAAGCGATCAGCGCCGCTTCTTCGTACCGTGCCCGCATTGCGGTCTGTCGCAATGGCTCAAATTCGAGCGCCTGAAGTGGACAAGCGGTGAACCGGCGACCGCCGCCTACCACTGCGAAGGCTGCGATCAGCCAATCGCGGAACACCACAAAACGGCGATGCTGTCGGCGGGCGAATGGCGCGCCACCGCGACGCCGGCTGATCCGCATAGCGTCGGCTTCCATATCTCCGGGCTCTATTCGCCGGTGGGCTGGCTCGGCTGGGCCGATATCGCCCGCGAATGGGAGGCAGCCCAGGGTGATGATGCGGCGCTCAAGGCCGCAAAGAACACGCTGCTCGGCGAGACGTGGCAGGAACGCGGCGAAGCGCCGGATTGGCAGCGCCTCTACGAGCGGCGGGAAGATTTCGCGCCGCTCGTGCCAAGCTGTGGCCTGATACTCACGGCTGGCGCCGATGTTCAGCACGACCGGATCGAGGTCGATATCTGGGCGTGGGGCCGCAAGCTCACCAGCGCGCTCGTCGAACACATCGTGCTCGAAGGCGACACCTCCCGCGAGGAGGTTTGGGGAAAGCTCACCGCTTTGCTAGGCCAGACCTGGCGCCACGAGAACGGCGCACGGATGCGGATCGCGCGGCTTGCGATCGACTCCGGCGACGGGCGCAACACCGCCGCCGTCTATAGCTGGGTGCGACGCGTCGGCGTCGGCCAGGCGCTCGCGATCAAAGGCGTCGATGGCTTCGACCGGTCAACGCCGGTCGATGGCCCGACCTATGTCGATGTCAACGAGCATGGCCGCACGATCCGGCGCGGCGTGAAGCTCTGGAAGGTGTCGGTCGCCGTCTTCAAGTCGGAGACCTATCGCTTCCTTCGGCTCGATCGTCCGACCGACGAGGAACTCGCGGCTGGCACGCCGTTTCCCGACGGCTTCGTGCATCTGCCCAAAAGCGTCACCGCCGAATGGGTGAAGCAGCTTGTGGCTGAGCAGCTGGTGACGGTGCGCGACCGCCGCGGCTTTTCCAAACTCGAATGGCGGCAGATGCGCGAGCGCAACGAGGCTCTCGATTGCCGCGTCTATGCCCGCGCCGCCGCGTGGCTGCTCGGCATCGACCGGTTCGACGACGCCAAGTTCGAAGCGCTCGAAGAAGAGCTTCGGGTCGCAGCTGAAGACGAAGCGCGGCCGGCCGATCAGCGCGGCCTCACGCCCACGACCGCGCCCTTACGCCGCTCCGACTGGCTCGGGCGGCGCGACAAATGGTTCTGAACTGTTGCGAGATCTCCGATGCCCTGGACGCAGACCGAACTCGATGCGCTGAAGCGCGCCTTCGCGGGCGGAACGTTGCGCGTCACCTATGACGGCAAGACCGTCGAATATGGCTCGGCGGACGATCTCCTGAAGCGCATCCGCACCATCGAGAGCGAGATTGCCAGCACCTCAGGCCATCCGCGCCCCATCGCGGGATTTGCCCGTTTCGGGCGTGGTGATGGTCGATGAGCGGCATGTCCCTGTCCGAAAACCGGTCGTCACTTTTCGGGGACATGCCGTGATGGCCTCGAACTGGCTCGATCGCGCCCTCGCCAGCGTCGCGCCGGGTGCGGCCCGCAAGCGCCTTCTGGAACGCCAGGCGTTTGAAAAGCTGGCGCGCGCTTATGACGGCGCGGCGGTCGGGCGGCGCACCGATGGCTGGCGCTCGTCGTCAAGTTCCGCCGATGGCGAGATCGCTTCCGGTGCGTCGCGTCTGCGCGACCGCATGCGGGACCTGACGCGCAACAATCCGCATGCGGCGAAGGCCGTGGCGGTGCTGGTCAACAATATCGTCGGCGCCGGGATCCGGCCGCGCGCGGCGACCGGAAACGACACGCTCGACACCCGGATCAATGAACTCTGGGACGCCTGGTCGGCGAGCTGCGACGCCGACGGCCTCGCCGATTTCCATGGCCTCGCCACGCTCGCGGTGCGCGGCATGATCGAGGGCGGGGATATCTTCGTGCGGCGACGGACGCGCCGGGCCGGCGACGGTCTCGCTGTTCCCTTGCAGCTTCAATTGCTCGAAGCCGATCACCTCGACGACAACAAGATCGGCGCGCTCGCCGACGGCGGACGGATCGTGCGCGGCATCGAATATGACGCCATCGGCCGACGCCGCGCCTATTGGTTGTTTCCCGACCATCCGGGCGAGGCCGGCGTGCCGCTGTCACGCAGCCTCGCCTCGGCGCGCATGACGGCCGATGGCATCGCCCATCTCTTCGAACGCCAGCGCCTGCAATCGCGCGGGGTGCCCTGGGGCACGCCGGCCATGCGGGCGCTGCGCGACCTCGACGATTGGACGAACGCCGAGCTTGTCCGCAAGAAAACCGAAGCCTGCCTCGTTGGCGTGGTGCTCGGCGCGGATGAGGCCGATCAGGGGGTCGCGCCGACCGTCGTCGATGCCGAAGGCAAGACCATCGAACAATTCGAGCCCGGACTGATCGCCTATGCGCGCGGCGGCAAGGACATCAAGTTCAACCAGCCCGC